GCACGAAACCCTGGAGCAACTATCATGGGAGTAACGGCAGTATTTGAATGAACATCTTTGTCACTGACGAATCACCTTGGCGGTCTGCTGCTGTCCTACCAGACAAGCACATCGTCAAGATGCCCTTAGAGACCTGCCAGATGCTCGCTATAGTCGCCTCAGACAAGTGGGGACATGGTTATGGTACTTTGCCTAAGGCAGACGGTACACCTTATGCTACAGAGAAGGGAGCATTCCGTAATCACCCTTGCACCAAGTGGGCAAATGAGACTGTAGCAAACTCTAGATGGTTGCTTGAGCATGGTATGGCATTATGTGAAGAGTACTTTACTCGGTACGGTAAAATCCATACTTGCTTTAAGACTCTCCTTGCTGCTGATGAAATCATTCCTTATGTAAAATATAAAGATCATACTCCTTTTGTCTTTGCAGGACCTGACGAGTATAAGTATGATACCAGCATTGATATATTCACTGCTTATAAGATGTATGTTGCATCTAAACCATGGGTGGCATCCAACTATCTGCGTGTGCCAGATAAAAAACCGTCCTGGGTTTGACCCAAACCAACCCAAGACCTGCTATAATTACAAAGTAAACAAAGGAAAGCAATGAACCGCGTCACTACCGAACAACTGATTGATACTCTCACTGAGCAGTATGGTGTTGAAGTTAGTACTGCACAAGTTCGTGATGCAGCAAATGCTCTAGGTGTATCATATCCTACTGCTTGCAAACGTCTTGACTCTTATAAATCTGGTAGAGGTAAGTGGAATTTGACTACTCAAGAAATTGAGAGGGCATATGAAGCACCCTCTGCAACACCTACCGTAAATTATATTCCTGAAAAAGATGATTCCTATGTCCAGTTTGGTAATTTTCAGTCTGTACGGAAAGTTATTCAGTCCAATTCTTTCTATCCTGTCTTCATTACAGGTCTTTCTGGAAATGGTAAAACGATGTCGGTTGAGCAGGCATGTGCAACAGCAAAGCGAGAGTTGATTCGTGTCAACATCACAATCGAAACTGATGAAGACGATCTTATTGGTGGTTTTCGTCTTGTCAATGGTGACACTGTTTGGCATAATGGTCCAGTCATCGAAGCTCTGGAACGTGGAGCTGTACTTCTTCTAGATGAGATTGACCTAGCATCTAATAAAATCTTGTGCCTGCAATCTGTGCTGGAAGGTAAGGGTGTCTTCTTGAAGAAGACTGGTAAATATGTAACTCCTAAGGAAGGATTCAATGTTATTGCAACTGCAAATACTAAAGGTAAAGGCAGCGATGACGGTCGCTTTGTTGGAACCAATATTCTCAACGAAGCATTCCTCGAACGTTTTCCAATTACATTCGAGCAAGATTATCCAACTGCATCGATAGAAGAAAAAATCCTACGTGGAGTTGGATGTGATAGTCTCTTTGCAGAGAATCTTGTGAAGTGGGCAGGTGTGATTCGTAAGACTTTCTTTGACGGGGGTGTTGATGAAGTTATCACTACTCGTCGTTTGGTTCATATTGCACAGGCAATGGAGATTTTTAACGACCGCCTTACCGCCATTAACATGTGCATCAATCGTTTTGATGACGATACAAAACAATCTTTCCTGGATCTCTATACAAAGGTTGACGCTGGAGAAGATTCAGAGTACAATGAAGACGAAGAAACCATTTGATTATGAAGTACAATGAAGATGCGCTTCTCAAGGAGTTGCGTGATTACATTTCGGGAACTTATGGACAGCATTATTCTGCTGGCAATGATGAGATTCAAACGCTAGATTTGATTGAATCTTGTGGTGATGCTGAAGCATTTTGCAGAAGTAACATTCTAAAGTATGCTTCTCGCTATGACCGTAAAGGCACTGCCCGTCGTGACATTATTAAAATCTTACACTACGGATTACTCCTCCTCCATTTTTCCGATAAAACTAAAGTTACCGAAACCTACCCTCAATGACAGTAATTTCCAAATCGACAATTGAAGTTCTAAAAAACTTCAGTTCTATTAACAAATCAATTGTCATTAAACCTGGCAATAAACTATCTACTCTTAGCATCAATAAAAATATTCTTGCTATTGCTGATGTTGAAGAGCAGTTTCAATCTCAAATTTCTATCTACGATCTGGGAGTATTTCTTGGTGGTCTATCTCTCTTTGATGCACCAAGATTTGATACTACACAATCCAACTACATTACGGTAAGTGATGAGAGGGGCAAATCTAAAACTAGATTCTTTTATGCCGACCCTGATATCATTACACAACCCCCCGAGAAAGAGATTACTCTTCCCTCTGAAGATGTGCGATTCAGACTGACCGCAGTTCATTTGAATCAGGTTCTACGTGCAGCAGCGTTCTATCAGGTGCCTGACCTATGTCTCTTTAGTGATGGAGAGTCTATGCAACTCTGTGTTACTGATAAGAAAAACGAAACTTCTAACTCATATTCTATTGAAGTTGGTGAATCTACTGATGAGTTTTGTTACTGCTTTAAGGTTGAAAACCTGAAACTCTTGCCTTCAGATTATAATGTGATTGTAAGTAAGCACAATGTATCTCTGTTTGAAGGAGATGGTATCAAGTATTTTATTGCTCTCGAACCTAACAACTGATGAATGATTTTTTATGGGTAGAGAAGTATCGTCCTCAAACTGTTGAGGAATGTATTCTTCCTGCCAATGTGAAGCAAACCTTCCAGAGTTTTATTGAACAGGGAGAGATCCCTAATCTCCTTCTCTCTGGAACTGCTGGTGTTGGTAAGACTACTATTGCCAAAGCATTATGTCGTGAACTTGGAGCAGATTATTATGTTATCAATGGATCTGATGAAGGTAGATTCCTGGATACTGTACGCAATCAGGCAAAGAACTTTGCCTCTACTGTGTCTCTCACTGCTACTGCTCGTCACAAAGTTCTTATCATTGATGAGGCAGACAACACAACCCCAGATGTCCAACTTCTCCTTCGTGCAAGTATCGAAGAGTTCCAAAAAAACTGTAGGTTCATATTCACTTGTAACTTCAAAAACAAGATTATTGAACCACTACATAGCAGAACGACAGTAGTAGAATTCAATGTCAGAGGTCAGACAAAGCAAGAACTCGCTGGTGCGTTTTTTACGAGGTGTCAGGATATCCTCAGGCGCGAGGAGATCGCCTTCGCTCCTAGAGTTTTGGCAGAAGTCGTACAAAAATACTTCCCAGACTTCCGAAGAACCCTCAACGAGTTGCAGCGATATGCCAGCACAGGGTCTATCGACACTGGTATTCTGGCGGCGCTAGGTGATGCTAATGTTGATAGTCTTGTAACAGCATTGAAGGATAAGAAGTTTAATGATGTTAAGAAGTGGGTGACACAGAATCTTGATTCAGATCCAACTTCTATCATGCGTAAATTGTATGATAATCTATCTGTTGTCATGGGCGGTCCTAGTATTGCAGCAGCAGTTTTAATCATTGCTGAGTATCAATACAAATCTGCTTTTGTTGTAGACCAAGAGATTAATCTACTTGCATGTCTAACTCAAATTATGGTGGAGTGTGAATTCAAATGAAATTTAAAGCATTAGTATTCATCCGTCTGAGGTCACAGGTCGATGACTCTCCTGGTAATGCTGTGAGAGATGGTAGTAAGCGGTTGTCTGAGTTAGATATCAAGAAACTTAGACTTGGTAAGGTCATTGATATTTGGTTAGAAGCAGAGACTAGAGAGTATGCCGAGAAAGAAATCGAAATGCTTTCTGATCGTTTCTACGCTAACACAGTCATGGAAGATTGGGACTATGAACTGACTGAAATTGAAACTTTTCCACCAGGTATTGAATAATGGATGATTTTAACGCACCAGGATCAAATAAATCTTGGATGGACGATGGATTCAAGAAGTATGCGGTTGAATGGCAACTAGGTAATATTGTAAATATATTAGATGCTGAAATCGAACGATGTCATGTTTATAACAGCGACAATCGAGATGAAGTATACAAACAAATCACTATCACATATAAAGAACCTCCATGCAAGCAGTAATTTATTCTAACGGCAGTCAAGAGTGTGAGCGTATGACCGCACTACTTAAATCATTAGGTGGTGAATTCCTAGAATACAAACTCAACGAACATTTTACTCAAAGAGCATTTGAAGCAGAGTTTGGATCTGAGGCAACATATCCTCAAGTTGCTATTGGTGCTAAGCATCTTGGTAACATGCACGATACACTTCATTACATGAGTGATAAAGGTTTACTAGTGTGATGGATACTTTAGGAATATTTCCGATACCTATCGCGAAACAAGACAATTTTTTATCAGAAAACGATTGTATTAGATTAGCAGATATAAGTGCGGCACTTGACT